CATGTTCACGATCGACTGGCTCGACAACCCGTATTCAGAAGAGCCTACGGACTACAAGTGCGGGCATGTGCTGGCGGCGGATGCCGGCTACCTGTTGTGCCAGCCCAACAACCGGATTCAGTGGCGGGACAGCAACTTCATCACCCGGGAGTTCCCGGTGGACAAGAAGAAGTTCAAGGTGGACACAGAGTTGTTCAGCGTTGAGTCTTGTTCTGACAGGTGGGTTTCTGAGGATGGAGATTGCTTTTACTATGACGTGAAGGAAGAAAGGGACAAATGAGCGACCGTTGCGAGTACTGTGGCCGGCGACTTGAGATGGGGACGTTTGGTATTGCCTGCACTACCTGCGCACTTGTGGACGATGTGTCCCAGCTAAAGCGACGTGTCAAAAGACTAGAGACCCTCCTGCGCGACGCGCACGAATACGTTCGGACCGAGCCGCTTTACCGGAATGCAGCCGAGGGGCCAAACAAGTTTTTGGACGAGCAAGCCGCTGAATTGAACACGAAAATTGAACACGAATTGAACACGAAATGAATGTACGTCTAATTGCCCTGACCCAGTCTTTAGAAAAATGAACCCAGCCAAAGACGAAACACATCAGGCTTTTCTGAAAAGAATCGCAGACGAATTGGGAGAACACTTTGATTGCGTGCAGATCTTTGCGCAGATCGATACTCCGGAAAGCACGCTGCCAATGGCGGCTGGAATTGGGAACATATTTGCCCGGATAAAACAGGCTGAGATCTTTGTCGATCGGTTTAATGAGATGCAGTTTATTGTTGATTTCAAGGTAGAAGAAGAGGATGAAGAAGAGTGATGGACTTGAAATCCGAAGGTATCGACATTGGGCTGGCTCTTGCCGGGCTCGCAGGCAGCGTCCTGATGAGTAGCAAGACGGCTGCAACGTCGTTACCTAAGACGATTGCGTCCCTGCTGGGAGGCGCCGCGTCGGCAAACTACGTCACGCCGCTGGTCCTTAAAATTGCGCACCTCGACAGTGAGCCACAGTACGGTTTTGCTGCTGCGTTTTTGTTGGGATTCTGTGGCCTTCGAGGCGTAGAAATGCTGGTTGGAAAGGTATTTAATGCAAATGAACCCGCTCACAATACTAAACGTAGCCGCTAATGTAGTGCTGTCGGTCTCTGCGCTGCATTTGATTCTAAAGGTTTTCGGGCACCCAAACAGCCCGGTGTACGCCCGTCCATTTGTTGCATTACTCTGTAAAGCGGCTGCTACGCTGACTTTTATTGGTGCTGTCGCGAACGTCTGGACGTTGTCTACCCCGGGATGGACCGAGATTGTGTTAAACGTCGGTGTGAGTTGCAACTGGGCGTGGATCTCGGCGTTTATTAATACGACACACAAGGCCGAAAAGAAGGTTGCGGCAAAGCCGCCGGCGAGGCCGACGCCAATGACGAGTAAGATATATAAACGAAAAAATAGAGCATCGGATGAATAAACAAAGAAAGTGGGAATTGCTGTCAGAAGTTAAGCCAACAAAGCCCGGGTACTACTGGACCGGAATCCTCGAATACCCCGACGAGCACGGGAGAAGAAAGGGCGTTTATTACAAGCTGCTTTGGATTCGAGCCTCGGAGCTGCCCTACGGCATGCAGTCACAATGCGGGTTTAACGCACAACACATTGTATGGTACGGCCCTGTGGAGCAGCCTGAAATGGCAAAGGGCAGGTGGCGCCAACTGATTCTTGCTCAGGAGAAGCACTTTGTGGAAGCGTACGAAAAGCACTGCGAAGCCTGTGGCTGGACCTCCGGGGTCAACAGCCGGTCGATTGGCTATGTGAGCGAGCGAGAAGACTGCCCGGTGTGCCGGCGCGTGAACGGCTCTAACACTGTGGTGATCAAAGGAAAAACCCTAGACACCGCACTCGCGGGCTAGGGTCCATTTTTCACTCTTCCCCCCCGCCAGAGGGGTTTAGGTTGAGCCGGAAAACATAAATTCGAGCGTTCTATTTTCAATGAAAAACTACAGGCCGCCAAAAAAAGAAACGGAGCCAAAGCCAAAGAAGCTTTCTCGTTGCGGTCACGTTGACGTGATTGTGAATGGTGACTCAAAAGACTACGAAATGTGCAAAGTGTTGACGAGCCGTCAAATTAAGCTTACATGCGGCAAGTCTGTATCTATTTGTCCATCGCATGAACGACTCTATAAAGAAGCCTGAGATTGTAATGATGCCCTTGAGTGAGTTGAGGGCTTATCAGTTTAACGCCCGGGTACACGATGAAGCTCAAATTGATGCACTGAAGCGCAGCATCAAAGAGTTTGGGTTTACGAACCCGGTGCTGGTGAGTGCCACTGGCCGGATCATTGCCGGGCACGGGCGCGTGAAGGCGGCGCACGAGGCGGGGCTCACGCAGGTGCCCTGTATGGTGCTGGATGACCTAAGCGAGGCACAGATCCGGGCGTACACTATTGCCGACAATCAACTCCCACAGATGGCGACGTGGAACTTTGATATGTTGGCTGTTGAAATCGATGAATTGCAGGAGCAGGGATTTGATGTATCGACGCTAGGATTCAACGCTGACGAATTGACGGAATTGCTCGGATCTCCCGACGAAATGCCTGAAAACGACGAGGAAGAAGAGCAAAAAGACGAAAAAGACACGACTATTTGCCCAAAATGCCATCACGAATTTGTTATGTGAATGAATGGCGTTTGAGATAACATACGAAGAGATGGCAAAACCAATCATAGGGATGGTCCCCCCGGGGGGATGGCATTATTACCAGTCCGACGTTAAGTTGACTGGGTATTCCTACGACAACTTACTGAAAGTGGTTGAGACCTACCGGGCCGAGAATCACTTTGATGGCGGGGACATCGAAGGGGACGTCAACAGCTACATCTGCGCGAACTGGCCGAACTTTTGCCACGGAGTGGATATGGTCGTCGTCACGTCGGTCAACCGGCCTACAGCAACTTCGGAGCTGATGAACGACGTCCAGACGTGGGCGAAGAACATCCTGAACTCTACGGATCCGCACCCGCTTGTGACCGACGATCTCGCCGAGGCCCGGGCGCAAACCTGCCGAGGCTGCCCGAATAACGTGAACTGGAGGGGCGGCTGTTCCTCTTGCATTACTGCAACCGAGCGCATCACTGCGAGCGTGCGTCAGGCCCGGGACACAAAGTCGTCGGCGGTGCTGGGTGGCTGCGCTCTGATGCGGCACGATAACCGGGCTGCAATCTTTATGGATCGGTCGGTGCTCCAGCGAGCGACCAATCTTCCTGAACACTGCTGGGTGAACATTTAGTTATGGCCGATTACGCGAAGCCTTTAGACCCAAAAATCACCGACCGGTTTGCCGACAAGGCACCTCGGGTCGCGGACAATTACGACAAGCCCCGGATTCTGGGATTGGATGTGATTGACCCAACAACCGGCAAGGATGAAACGATCGATCCGGATACGCTACAGGTGCGGAGGACGTTTAAGGATTCTCAGCAGGCACACAGTGCGTACCGGCGCCTTAAGCAGCAGAACGTCGAGCGAAACCGTAAGAATCAACTTATTCAGAAAAAGCTGAACAATGAGCCCCCATATCAGCCAAAAAAACTTGAGTCGATGGGCCAAAACTGGCGTAGCAATCGTCCTACTGGGTTTCTTAGCACGATGGTGTCGCGTATTCAGCCACCTTTTAAAGAAGTAATTGAACAGGCGCCAACGCTTACTTTTTCACGATATCCAATCGATTCAGTTGACGCTGATCACAAGACAAAGACGTTTCGGGAAGCGATTACAAAGTGCATCCGGGGCTGGGCCGGCTTTGACGATCTAGTCGCCCAGACAGTTCACGAGAATACGACGTTTGGGTTCTGTGGCTGGTGCTGGGACGATACCCGGGACTGGAAGCCGGACTTTCTGCGTCAGGACTACACGTTCTTCTCTATTGAGACCCCAATGGTTGTTGACGCAACGCCAATCTGGGCGCGGAAGCGTCGGTATCAGATTGCGGAGTTGATGCCAATTTTGGAGAACGAAGAGATGTCCATCCTTGCTGGGTGGCACATCAAAAACCTCATCAGGGCGATCAATAACGCCATTCCTGCTGGTCGCACGCTCGATGCGGACGACGACGCCCGACGCTATGAAGACTGGATCAGAGAAGGCTCCTACGGGGCCAGTTACGAGAACGATGCAAAATATGTGGAGTTGGGTGAGATCCTTGTTAAGGAGCCGCACGGGAAAATCTCCCGTTATCTTTTTGACGACAAAAGCGGAGACGAAATTTGTACGCAGGTTGATCGCTACAACAAAATGTCCGAGACGCTCGCACTGTTCGCAGTCGAAATCGGATCTGGAAATCTGATGTCCAGCCGGGGCGCCGGGCGTGATTTGTACAACACGCACGTCGCAGTCGATAAAGCCCGGAA